TCAAAGACTATAGAACTATGGCAGAAAAGGGTGTGGCAGATCCCCTGGGACCATACATGCCTGATGGCACAATTGGTTGGAAATGGATGGATCTACCCAATGTAGTTGCTATCAAAATCAGTGATGACTATTTTGGTGGCATGCCCTGGCATACACTTAAACATGATCGCACATTAAAAGCACAGTTTTACCGAGTTGTGGAAACAGAATATCCACAGTTTGTTTGCTATCCCGGTGGCAAACTACCCATACCCATTGCTGTTCCCTATCCCACAAAACAGGGACAACAACGATTCTTCAAAGGAATATAAAAAATGTTTGTAATACCCACAGCCGATGACCTAGTAACGTTTGTTCAAGATTTCACAGGCAGCACCAATGATGAAGAAATAAAGAAATGTATCTTTATGGCTGAGTTATCAATGCGTAACATTGAATTACCAGCATTACGCAGTGACCCTTATGCAGTAGAAAACATTGGCATAGCCGATGAAAACGGACGTATTGACATTCCCGGTGACATGAACAAGCCCATTGTATTTTTTAGACAGGGCAATCAAGTAACAACTTCTGCCACAGCATCAGGAAACACTGGTGAATACGTAATAACACTAATATCTACTCCGGGACAAAACTTGTCCACTGGTATGATTGTCACAGGCACAGGTATTGCCACAGGAGCCACTATTACTACTTACACAGGTGGCAGCACAGTAGGACTAAGTTTAGCCAATACCACCACTGTCAGTGGCACAATAACATTTTCAACACCAGCGGGTGGCACTACAGGCAATGGTCCTTGGTTAGTCTATGATCGCATTGGTGACAGAGACATTATCAGTCAGGGCATGTTAGCACAGTTATACATGCAACCATACAACGTGCCACAGGTTATCCGTGGTAAGTTCAGTGAAGTTTATAATCAATATCAATTCTTACCATTGATTGGACAAGGCACTGCCATTAACATGTATTATTACAAAGCATGGCCATTGTTGTTTAGTCCTGTTCAAAATACTGTTATCAGTGCAACAGGCACAGTGGGCAGTATCAGTGGCAGTGGTCCCTGGACTGCAACTATATCAGGCATGGTTAGCAATGCAGGATTGGCAGTGGGCAATACAATAATTGCCACAGCAGGCACAGGTAGCCTAGGTGGTGGCGCCGGCGTATACACAGTGGCAAGTTTAATAGGCAGCACAGGTATTACCTTTACTGCCACAGGTGGCACAACACCCACAGCAGGCACGGTAACAGACATTACGTTAACTAATCAAACAGTTCAAAGTAATGCTGTATTGAATACTTGGCCAGAAGGTTATGTATATGCTACACTGCGTGAATATTACATTAAAAGACACAATGAACAAGATGCTCAAATATACAGTCAAAAGTATGAAAATGCTTATAATATTGTAGAGGATCAAAACAACCTAGGTAAATGGAGTGGAGGTCATACTAAATTGACTTCAGTATGGCAGCCCAGAGTTTATCGCCAATACAATATTAGATAAGGACAAAACATGCCAAGTTTATATGAAACAACACCTGAAACAGGCACGGTATCAACTACCAATTTAACCAGTTTATACAGTAACACCACAGACTTTACCACAGGTGTGGTCAGCAGTGCTGTTTCCAGTGTCAGTGGTGGCACTGGTGTAACAGTAAATCCAACAACAGGTAATGTTGTAGTTAGTATTGGACAGGCTGTTAGCACTGCCAGTAATGTAACATTTGCCAACGTTACAGCAACAGGAAATTTAAGCAACGCATATTACACACTGGCAAATGCAGTGGGCAGTGCTGGACAAGTATTGACTACCAATGGCGGTGGTGCTACGTCCTGGACATCAGTCAGTGGACTGGGTCTTGTAAACAGTGTCACAGGCAGTGGTGCAGGTATCAGTGTTAGCCCAACAACTGGTGCAGTTGTAGTCAGCAACACAGGTGTTACCAGTATTGTAGCAGGCACAAACGTAACGGTCAGTGGTGCAACAGGTGCTGTAACAGTAAATGCCACAGACACAAATACAACTTATAATATTGATGCTAGTTCTACAACAGGTGGCGCCAACTTAAACCTAACTGGCAGTGATGCCAGCACAGACACAGTTAAATTTGCCGAAGGCACTGGTATCACAGTGACAAGAACTGATGCCAACACAATTACTATTACCAATAGCAGTCCTGGTTCAGCAGGCGTAACCAGTATTACAGGCACAGCCAATCAGGTTATTGCCAGTGCAAGCACAGGTGCTGTTACATTAAGCACACCACAAAGCATTGCTACAACTAGCACACCAACATTTGCTAGTTTAACAACCACAGGTGACGTTGCTGTCAATGGTGGTGATCTAACAACTACACAAACAACTGCGTCAGTGTTCAATACCACAGCAACAACCGTAAATGCATTTGGTGCAGCCACTACACTAAATTTAGGTGCGGCTTTTCCAGGCATAACAACTATCAAAGGCGATGGTGTTGTTGATGGTGATTTTACTGTTAACGCAGATATAATAATTATCAACGGTGATAAAACAAATTTACCTGTATATCTAAATTTTGGTCGTGTGGCACCAAACAACAACGCTGCCATTCGCTGGAATAATTCAACAAACAAATTTGAATTCAGTGCAGATAGTTCTACATGGAGTCCATTTGTTCAAACCTTGGATGACCTCAGTGATGTGGTTATTACTACACCTGGACAAGGCAATTTATTTTACTACAATGGCACTAACTTTGTAAACAGTAGCACAATTGCCACCAGTGTTGGCGGCAATAGACCTGTATTTCAATATGACAACACTGGTGCTGGCATTAACAGTGTTTTAACAATGCGTAAAAACCGTGGTGCCACTCCATTCGCTGACGGTGATGGTCCTGGATTTAAATTTGAAGTAGACAGTGACAGTCAAGCCGCCAACGAATTTGCTTTGATCAGTGGCACTTATAATTCTACACAACCCAGTATCAATTTTTCAACCAGCATTGATGACGGCGCCAATTACATAACCAACATGACTACGGGTAATTTTGGTGTTGATGTCTGGCAAAGTGAACTATCATTAAACAGAGCACAGTCTGGTGTGCCCGCACTGGATGCTTATATAACTGCAGATCGTGGCAGCAGTGCTAATGTATCACTGCGTTGGAACGAAACTACAGATCGTTGGCAGTTTACCAATGATGGCACTACTTTTTATGACATGGCTGACAACAGTGGTCACATATTTGGTAACGTTACAGTGGGTGTTGATACTGCTCAAACAATAAGCACTACCAGTGGTAACCTAGTATTACAAACAGCCGCTGGTGTAAATGCTGGCACAATGACATTAACAGCCGGTGCTAATGGAAATCTTACGTTAGCACCCAATGGCACAGGTAGTGTGGCACTTACACTGGCCAATGGTGGTAACTTAACTAATACACGCAACTATGTTCAGGGTGCAATACGCAACTCAACATCAGCGGCTGCTGGTGATATCTGGACCTTTGGTCCCGGCGGCAGCGGCTACAGAGGTATCAGCCTGGACAACAGTGCTGACACAACCAAAGGACCTGAAACACTGGCACGCAGTTTCAGTGGTGGTGCAGTCAATGGTAATGCAGTTCGCCCTCGTGTTGTATTAGAAAAGGCTCGTGGCACAAGTGCTAGTCCCACAGCAGTTCAAAGTGCTGATCAACTTGGCAGCGTTGAAGCCACAGGTTACACATCAACAGGTTGGGTAGCAGATCTAGTAGCGGCGCCCACTGGAACACAAGTGTTTACTGCCAGTGAAAACTGGGTCGGCACAACCAACTTGGGCACACAATATACTCTGGCCTTGGCACCAACAGCAACAACAATTACCAGTGGTGCAAGTTTAACACCTGTTATATTGGTTAATCCACAGGGTTTAAGTTTACGCAGTGATGCATTTGCCATTGCCAAAGGTAAGACATCGGCATTTACGGCCACAGGATCCAGCATCAGTGGCACAACGCTGACTATTGGCACAGTGACATCAGGCACTGTAGCAGTGGGTCAATTACTCACTGGTGCAAACATTACATCATTTGGTGTTTACATTGTCAGGAACCTTACTGGTTCTGGTAGTGGTTCTACTTGGACAGTCAGTCAAACTGTTACAGCGGCAAGTGGCACAATAACAGGCGCGGCAGGCTTTGTGGGCAGTGATGGCACAACATTAGATGCATTGGCTACTCCAAGATTATTAACCAATGTAATTAAAAACAGTGGTGGCAGTGATGTTGTCACTATGACTTCTGGTAATACAAATACCACTGTTAATACCACTTTATTGTCCTTGTTTAACCCCACAACACAGACAACTTACGGTGGCGCCAGTAACATGCTAATCAATGCAGGTAATCCAGCGGCGGCAGGTTTCAATGATAGAATCAGTCAACTGCGTGTGCAAACAGCAACAACCAGTGGCAGTGAAGCATCAACAATTACATTTAACACAGGTAATTATAACACTGGCACTAATGTATTCAGTGCTACGCAAAGTGGTGATTATCTAGGTGAGTTCTTCTTTGCAGGTAACTATGGCACTACCAGCGCATTTACTACACTGGGTCCCAGCGTTCGCTTTAGAGCTACGGCTGCTGAAAACTTTACTGCTACAAATTCTGGTGGTGCATTTGCTATCAACTTGGATAAAATCGGTGGTAGCACACCCTATGATGCTATCAGCATTAACAGTAGCAATGCTGTAATAGCCAGTGATGCACTGGCCTTAAATGATAATACGGGCACAGGTCTAGTTGGCAGTAGCAAAATAAGTTACAATCGTGTTTATGGACAATGGCAGTATGATGCTACTATAACACCAGCGGCTGCCAATACTGCTTATGCGTTCCAATGGCAGGGTGGTAGTGCTGTTACAGACTATGCTAACATAGCCAGTGCAACTAACACCAGCAGAATACAACCCAACGCTGTAGGTTTCTACAACTTACAGTTCAGCGTTCAGTTAAGCAATACCGACAATGCCGCGGATCATACTGCTTATATTTGGTGGCGTAAGAATGGCACAGACATTGCTGGATCAATGGGTCGTGTCTATGTTACTAAACAACACCAAACTATTAGTGCTTGGAACAACTTGGTTCAAGCAACAGCATCAACTGATTATTTTGAATTGATGTATGCTGTAGATAATGTAGCATTAGTATTCCCATATTTTGCCGCAACAGCATTTGGACCAAGCACAGCGGCAGCGTTTATATCATTAACACCAGTGGGAGCATAAAGTGAGCAGAGAAGAAACAGACTTAGCCACGCATGTAGAGATATGTGCCATACGTTATCAGGGAATTGAGGATAAATTTAATGTCATTGAACGAAGACTTGATAAGGTGGAAACTGATATCTCTGCTATTAAAGCGCAGATGCAAACAGGATTCACTGAAATCAAGCTATTACTGGAGCGTCAAAATTCCAGTAAGCAAACTACATTAATCACCACAGTGGGCACAATCGTTGTAGCAGTCATTGGTGTCCTTGGATATTTGATTACTCATTGAGAATACTGCCGTTAAATACGGCTATGAATTACCATAACACCAGAGACTGGCATATCCTGCCAGCCTGTGAATTTCCAGAATTACCAGACCCCAGAGTTGCCATAGCCAGACAGATTGGTTGGATTAAAACAACCAGTCCAGTAACGGAATACACCACACCCGAACCCAATAATTACAATCGCAGTATCTGTGATATCAAATCACGGATCTGTAGTTTTATTGAAGATCAAGTATATTATTTTGATGCTGGTAGACGAGTATGGTTTACAGTTTATTATGTGCCCGAAGAACAGATCGCTGAATTTGATCTATGGATGCTGAACATGCCTGCGCTGGCACGTTGGCGTCACAACAATGCCAGTAAACTTAGACCACAGCGTAGATTACTCTGGGCCAAGGGCAGTAGTGGTGAACGCACACTTACAGACAATGAACGTTTGTTTACCATGGGCTACTATGATCTACTAAGATCACAGTTGTTTAACACCGACGACAGTTATTTGAATTATGCCCTGGGTCCAAGCAGAGATATATTGGCAAATTTTGATATAAATGATCACAGTAATTTCCAGGAAAATACAGATATATAACCCCATATTTTAGTTTTACATACTAAATATATATGACAACGGCAGATTCCCATCTTACGGCCATTAGAGTATAGTCTGTTTGTTGTTATTATCCTTGTTAGAATCATCGCTGTCATACGTTTAATCTCCAATATTGTTTGTAGGGTAAGGTGATTCGGGAATGAGCCTCAGTTTACTGGGGCTTTTTCTTTGGCTGAATAACCTGTTGACAGTAAATCCAGTAATTAGTATACTGGTATAGTTGAACAGAGGGGAATGGACGGCGCTGTGCCTGATCGGTTTTTTGTTGCAAAAAACAACATTTAACAATCTAGGGCTTTTTCTTTGGCTTTTTTATCCTGGGTATACTTGGGTAGCACCCCGAAAAACGCTGAAAAAAACTTCAATGAAATCAACAAGTTACCAGGGTAAAAACGCTGTAGACCGAGTTATTTTCTGGTATTCACAGTTTTAATTAAATCAATAATTGTGTTGACTTTTATTGAATTACGTGTATAATTAAACTTGTAGTCAGCGACATTGGGTTGCTGACACACAGGGCGAAAGCCAACACTGGGATACGATTCCCGATAAGGAAAATAAAATGACAACTTTAACTCTTGCCACTACTGGCAAATTTCACACTAAATTTCGCGGTGATACTACAGGCGAAACAGTTCAAAAGACTTTGGACAAACACGGTAGCAATCGTGTATATAATAAAGACATCAACCTAAGACTACAAACACTGAAACTCAAGGATCTTATTCCCTTGGACAGTCAACGTTTCACCAAGGAAAAATGGGTTACAGATCGCATCGTTGACAGAGAAGGCGTTGACATGTGGGCATTTGGCACATTGTCAGTTTGCTATGATGAACGTGACGGTAACCATTATGTCTGGGACGGCTGTGGACGACACGCACTGGCCACTGCTATTGGCCTAGAAGAAGTTCCCTGCATCGTCATTGATGGTAAAAAGGAACAGGCTGCCTTTTACTTTGCTTACAGCCAGGAACGTGGACGCAGAACACTGAGCAAAGAAGTCTTGTTTGTCAATCGTTTCTACAGCGGTGAAGAAACTGCAGTCAAAGAAGCAGAGATCCTGGACTTACTGGGTTTATACGTTCAAGGTGACACTGACTTCAGTGTGCCCAGTCCAACTCCACAGGGACATATCAACATTGGCTATCGTGCCTTTGCTGAAGGCATCAAAATTGCGGGCAATGACATTACACTGTGCAGACAAGCCAGAGACATGATTGCTATTGCCTGGGCTAACAATCCCAATGGTTGCACTGTGATTAATCAGGACATTTACTGGGGTTTAATCAAACTCATGCAGATCTATCCAGATGCTCGCAAAAACACCATAAATTTTGCACTACAACAATACCTCATTGGCCTAGCCAGTCAAAAGGATCAAAGTAAAGTAAACTGGAAACCCCGAGGACTCAGTGGCAACAGTGGTGTAGCACCATTACTGGCCTATGGTCTATACAAAGACTTCAAAGAAAGCACGTATTGGAAGCCAGCATTTGCTGTTACATTGAAGAAAAGTGTAATTGAAACTTTGATTAAACAAGACTGATAAACAGGGCCTGGCGCAAGCTGGGCCCATTATTATAAAACAACAACAATGACTTACAATGAATTTAAATTTATAATGGTATTACATGGCCTAGATGAACAATTGATCACTGCCTGCGAACATTTTGTAATCAAAGAAAATGACTGGGTTTTACAGCGACCCAGTGAACGTCGCAGAGAACACAGTGATCTGGGTTATGCAGAACTGGCAGACATTACTGATCTTGAACAATGCATAGCGGAAATTAAAAATGCTATTTGGATGTCAACCAGTGACTATGACAGCCTGGGACGCAGTTTGGAAAAGTTACGCACTAAACAACTAATCAAAGATCCCGGTAAACGTATTAAACGTGTTATGCTCAAAGCATATTATCTACAAAATGGAACAATATAATGACTATAGAAGATAAATACATACACAATAAGGAGAGTAAACAATGAAAATTCAAGCAACGGGTCCCTGGACCATCATCGGTGCAGTGGTGCGACCCAGCAAATACAGTGGTAATGATTACACTCATGTAACAATGACCAATGCTCAGGGTCAGCGAGCAAACACAAACATTGGCAGTGATTTTAACAATAACAGTCAATGGCAAACTGTTTTACAGGCCTATGACGATGATAACACAGTGGTCATAGACAATATTTTTTACAAAACAAAAAATAATAAAATTGTTCTGGATAGTTACACCGACAATCCTGTGATTGATGCAGACAGTAGACCCAGTATTATCAGCGCGAGTCCAGATCTACAACGACAACAGATTAAACAAGAACGCAGTGATTTTAATCAGCGTAAATTACAGGAAGTCATAGATTCTGGCATAGAATATAAAAATGGCCACTGGGATATTACACCATATATTGTTAGGCAGCGTGGTGAAACTGAGTTTAACTACGTTGAAGAACTTAATCCCAGTGCCAGTGACAGCATAGATACTATTCGTGATAAACTTAGAATAAAGTCAGTGATAAGATATGCTGACATGCTCAATCAAGGATTACATGGTAATAGTTGACAGTCGTAGATGCGGTGAGGGCAAGACCTATGATAACACGCCCACACCCACTAAACATCAAGGTCGTGTGTTAAGCACTTGGAGTAACATCAAAATGCGCTGGCAGTTAAATGACAGGGTATTGGTAGTGTTGCCCAGTCTTCAACTCTGTGATGCTTATGAACTGGAGTTTCAACGGTATCTAAATGCAGAGGGTGCTGGCAATCACAGTAATCAACTAGCCAAAATTACCAGTCAAAACGCAGACAACGTTCAAAGACAACTGCACCAGGAACTGGATGCAGGCTGTAACATTGTTATTATAACACAGGCAGCGTTTTTACAAAGTAATATATCCCATATTCAGCGACAGCGATATCATCTCGTCATAGACGAAGCCATAATGCCCTACAGAGAAATTGCAGTATATCACGAAGATGAATGTCTAGTTGATTTTAACTGGTGTGAAAACACTAGTTTATTGGAACCCAGGGATCTAGCAGTGGAATGGAAAGAACTGAGATTTCACGGTCTAAAGGGTAGTTTTATCACAGATGCCGCGGAACAGACTAGATTCTTATTGAATACAAACTGGCAGTGCCGCTGTCATATTGATGACTATGATAAGTTTTTGGGTAACGTAACTCAAAGTGAACGTATCAGCATTATACAAGAATTATTGCCAGCAATTTTAGAAAATTGGGCATCAATCTGGATTGCCAGTGCGGCATTTGAATACACATTTATGAGTCGCTGGATGACAGAACATGGCATAACTTGGAACATACATCCAAAACTAGCATTCAAACCACATGAAGTCGCCATGAATATTCATGGTCCCGATGATTTAAAATTTACCTGGAGCAGTTACAAGCAGGACAATGAACCAGAATTAATCACTCAATACAGAGATCACAGTCAGGGCATAGCCCAAGAAGACGGCGTCTTGGTATTGCGTAACAACAGCCAAAATAGACAAGTATTTAAAAATGAACGAAAACTACCACACAACAGTGCCGGCAGCAATGATTACAGAAGTTATGAATACGTTAGTCTAGAATCAGCACTGAATGCTACGCCCAATATGACTAGATTTCTGCGTGATGTCTATGGCATTGACAGTGACAACAATTTGGACACAGTTCACATGGCTCAAACTGTTTACACTTTTTACCAAACACTGATGCGTAGTTGCCTAAGAACAGGTAAACCTGCCACAGTATTTTGTTTGGACAATAGAGTCATACTGGGTTTGGGTGAATTTTTTACCAATATCAATTTTACTGAAATGCGTTTGGTTAGAAGCAAAGAACTAAAACCCAGTGGTAGACCCCAAAAAGAAAATAAATTGGCAGTAAGCATACAGAGAAAATGCCAGAGACGTAGAGCCAGATATCCAGAACTCAGTGGTAAAACCAATGAAGAGATCTGGGCTATGCTCAAATCCGGAGAAATCCGGTGATATTTGACTGAAAAACCGAAAAAGTGTTACTGAAATGTTCTTAGAGCTTTTATAGATAATTTCAGTAACACATTTAGTAGATAACATAACAAGGAACAAAATGACAAAATATAAAACATCAAGAAGAATAATTGTAGCACAAACCACAGATGGTCCACTTATGGACATAGTATTTGATGAACTAACCAAGGAGGAACTAATGTTGGCACTGATTAAAAATCCCAATTTAACTTACTATGCCACACTGGATTCTGGCACTGTGGAGTTTTACAGCCAGGGTGAACTCTATGCTGTGAATAATCAGCGAATTAAGGAAAAACAATGACTAGACCCAGCCTACCAGTATTAAAATCAGTGACTATGAACACAGGTATTACCTGGGACATATTAGCCGCAGAGCAGACCTATGTGATCACTTATAAGAACAGACCCGTAAGCATTAGAGTTGATCAACCCATGAACATTCGCAGTGGTTACAAGTATAAGAAGATGAGTTATACCAATCTAAGAGTGGCAGAAAATCAACGTGATAAGTTAAATGAAATATTTGACACAGAAGATTTTGCAGTGGTCTGGATCTAACAAACTTGAAATTCAAACAAAAAAGATCATCAAATTAATGCTGAGTTAAATTACGCTAAATAACTGATTAACACTGGAAACACCAATGCCACAAATAAGAAATCCTCTAGACGAAGTTCGTATACCATTTACTAAGATGACATTTAGTCCTGATGTGCCTTCAACGGCTCTGGGCGGTAATGAATATAATGAAGGAAGCAACGTTGAAACCAATGTGCGTGGTATTAAATCAGTGTTTGGTGACTTAGAAATCCTGGGTGCTGTAACTGGAACACCATTTTATGTCACAGGCAGTTATAGACAGGATGGTAACTTTTGGTTTGTTATTGCCACCACAGCAGGTCGTTGGTATGCAACATGCACTACAACCTGGACAGAGATAACTCCCAACGTAGGTGCCACCTCACAGCCAGCGATATCAGGTTATAGTTTATCAACCAATATCACTGACAGTTGGAATGGCACAGTGCCAGTGTTCAACGACAACGTAGGTAATCCTATGTTTTGGCCTGACACAGGATCAGGTGCACCTGTGTTAGTTCGCTATGGCACAATCACTGAACTACCATTTACCACAGTTTCATATCCGGTGGCAGGCACGGTTAGAATTACCTTTACCACAGCACAGGCCACAATACCTTTTGACATTGGTGGTTATGTCAAGGTAGAAGGTGCTACCACTGCAACATTTAACAGTAACTGGAGAGTAACAGGATCAACAACTACCTATGTGGACATAGCCTGTGGATTAACTGGCATTACTCTGGGCACAGCCTGCACAGTCAATCAAAGTTATGTCTGGAACTATTTGCCTGCAGAATGGACATCAGTTAAAGCAGGCTTTGTGCGTATGTATTCAACTCCCAACGTGGGATCAATATTAGTTGCCGGTGACTTAACCATTGTAGGCACCAATGGTGTTACAACAAGATTCCCTGCCACAGTGCAGTGGAGTATACAATTTGGTCTTAATCAAATGCCAGCAACTTGGCAACCAACCATTAGCAACGTAGCCAACCAATTAGAAGTTCCCCTGCGTGGTCCAGCACAGGATGCATTTCCCAGCAATGGACAATTATATGTCTGCAGTTACTGGGACACAGTTGTTCTCAGTCCTATCAACTATTCAACAACATCAGCACCTATTATTGGTGTAAGACTGTTTAACACTGGTCGTGGATTGTTGAATCCAAATTGCAGTGTCAACACAGATAGAATGGTCTATGGTATTGATGCCAGAGATATATGGATGTTTGATGGCAATGAGTTTACAGGCTTGGGTAATCAACGTGTAAAGAACTATTTCTTTGATCAAGTAGATCCCTTACACACAGACAAGATACACATGGAAGTAAACACCAACAAGAGTCAAATTGAAATTTACTACCCCACTACAGCGGCCACTGCTGGCAGTCCCAATAAGATGTTATCATATCGTTATGATCTGGATGTATGGAATCCACCACGTGATGTCACCAATGCTATTGCCAGTGTGGAAAGTCCAGTATGGTATTATGATGGTGGTAGTTCCACTTGGAAGAATGATCCGGCAAGTAGAACAGTTGTTTATATCCCCAGCACTGCCAGCAGTAAACTGGTTATGAAGGATCAGGGCACAGCGTTTTTAACCACCATGGCTAATCCCCAGGGCAACATTACGTCAGTGTTCCGCAGAGACAATATTAAGATGATCAAAGACTATTCAGGTAAGTTAATGGTGCACAGGATCTTACCCGAAGTCAACAACGTGGACAGCCGAGGTATAACTATTACTCCCAGCACAGGCAGTATTGATATTACCCTGGAAGGTGCCAACAGTGTGGGTAGTTCAAGTTCAACATCCACAGCCATTACAGTGCAATTAGACACAGACAATCCCTGGGCACAGATAAACCAAAATGCATTCCGTGTCAACAACATTGAACTTGGTGATGTCAGTTACACGGACACTTGGATCTGTAGTGCAATAACCTGGCAATATACACAAACTGAGGACGATCGTTAAAATATATGAGTCAATATCCCATAGACACTGGCAGTGACATAATTGAAGCAGTAAACTATCTGCTATCTGGACCACAAAGTCTTGGACAGAACTTTGAAGGTGTTAGTAAAACTGCTGACCCTGCCAATGACATTATTACAACATTTCAATATGACATGTTTACCAACGCCATGTCGGCACCGTTTACCAACAATGCCACAGTAACAGGTAATACAGTAACTCCCAGCAACACAAACTACTGGCCACAGTTAAGCAGTATAGATTATTATCCTACAGTGCCACCAGGTATTACCATACCCAACGTAGTAATCACTGGCATTACCGCAGTGACTAACAATATCATTGATGTTGCCATTACAGTTAATCCAATATTTGTAGATATTGCAGGCACAGTGCCCACAGCAATTTATGATCAATTTCAAATAACAGACAATGGTCCAGGTAATCCATTTGCGGCCAATCAACAAGTAACAATATCCGGAGTAACACCCAGTGTATTCAATGGTGATTATAGAGTTGCTGTCTATGTCAGTGGTCCCAGTGTCAGCACCATACGTTTACTGAGAATAGATGGCGCACAAACATGGACAGCATACACTACAGGTGGACAAATAAGTTGGCAACAACAGAATATAGTCACAGACTTGTTTGCTGATGTCAGTGTTACAGGACCCACAGACCGTGTGTTTATTACTTGCCAAGCACCATTCAAAGGATACATCTTTAATCCTGTTTACACCACACTGGATGTTGGCTTTACGGCTCCAACCTATGAACTAAGAATAAACAGATATCGTGCAACCAACGCTACAACATTACCCAATGGAGCACAAACGTTTCCCAGTGTGTATAATGGTTATGCTTGGGTATTGGATGGTAACTTAGTTACTGTGCCATATACAATGTTTGCTGATCCATTAACCATGGTTGATGGTTATACATTTTTTAAACCAGACGTTAATACATTTAACAATGTTATAGACAGTCCAGGTATAGGATATTTCTTGTATACATTTGAGATATACTTTAACAATCAATATTATGATCCCAACAATGTTTCAACATCACCAAACGTGCAGCCTATTGCCATAGCGACCTATGGCTTTAGAAGCTTTACTGCACAAGTTATTAAACGTTAAAAGATTAAATATAAGATAATAGGAACAACGATGGCGAATAAATTTCAACCAATATCACCAGAACAATTGCAAGCACTGATAAAATCAGGTCGTCATGGTGACTCCATGTTGGCACATATCAACCCCCAAGAAGCGGCAATGTTAAAACGCATGGGTGGATCTGGAACAATCAATCCAAAGACTGGATTACCTGAGTTTGCCTTTGCTGATGACTCCTGGGGCAACGTTGCCATAGACTACGGTGGTGACTGGTATGATGGTGGTGGCTTTGACGGCGGTTACAACGACAGTTTTGGTTTTGGTGATGGTAATTATTATCAACAAGATGGCGGCGGCAGTGGCCAGGGTGGTGGCGCAGTAGATCTAGGTATTAATCCAGATACAGGTGCAGTAAAAATGGACTTTACCGGCATGGCACCAGGCGTAAACGACACTAATTTCCAAAGTGGATTAAATGACTTTGCACCTGGTGGTGCGGCATTTAGTGATGCAGATGGATTTGGACCCAGTCCAGAAGATCCCTGGAAAGATCCTTTCTTTCCAGAAGATCCAGGCTTTCCTGAACCTATATACACTGAACCTATGTATACTGATCCCGTATACACTGGTGAACCTGTGACATTAGAACCTGCCACTGATGGACCAGTTTATTCCGGTGAACCTGTGACATTAGAACCTGCAACCTTAGAACCATATACTCCTGGACCCACAGATACTATGACTAATATTATCCCCACTGATACTCCAGGACCCAGTGACACAGAAACTATTACAAGTATTCCTCCCACAGAGGAACCAACTGATACCTATACTGAATTTCCAGAAGGTTCAACAGTTGATAAGAGACCAACTCCCACACCTACAGTAACAGAGTCATTTACATTCAGTTTTACAGAGATGACTTTACCTCCTATCTATACAGAAACTGAAACAGATACCTATACTGAATTTCCAGAAGGTTCAACAGTTGATAAGAGACCAACTCCCACACCTACAGTAACAGAGTCATTTACATTCAGTTTTACAGAGATGACTTTACCTCCTATAGTAACTGATACACCAACAGAAACTGAAACAGATACCTATACTGAATTTCCAGAAGGCTCAACTGTTGATAAAAGACCAACGCCTACACCCACAGTAACAGAGTCATTTACATTCAGTTTTACTGATTTAACACTGCCTCCGTTAACGGAAACAGAAACTGAAACTGAAACAGAAACTGAAACTGAAACTATTACAAGTATTCCACCTACGGAAACACCAACGGAGACTACAACACAGACACCGACTCCAACAGTTACAGTGACTAGAACAATACCCCCAACGTTCCCACCAACGTTCCCACCAACGTTCCCACCAACGTTGCCGCCTACACTGCCACCGACAATACGTCCAACAGTGCCGCCTACTGTAAGACCTACTCAAAGTCCAACGCAGACTATTACCAGTATTGTTCCCGGTGAAATGATTAATCCTGGTTACATACAACCACAGCCATTCTACAATACAACCAATGCGGCACAGAGTAAGTTCTTCTGGGGTGGATCTGGACCACAGTTCTACAGTGGTGATCCTGCTAATCCATTCAATGCAGTGGCATATAACCAAGTGGCTGCACCTAACACTCCCTGGGGTCTAGGACAAATAGCGGCACCATTGAGTCCTGAAGAAGTTTTACAAGCAATAAACGGAACATATCAACAACGCACTGGAACACCTGCCGCTACTAGAGCACAGGCATATAAACCAAATACAATACCTGTTCCACAGTATGGACAAGTTCAAGTTGGTAATGCTACGGCGCCTATTGCACCTACAACAGCAACTACAGGTAAGACCAGAGACTTATACACAGCAGATCAAAAGACACAGATCAGTCAAGCACTGGGTCCTAACTGGCAACGTGACTTGGACAATGCTGCCTTAAACGGTGACTATGCCACTATAGTTAGAATACAAAATCAAATAGATGCTATTTTAAATCCTGTTCGCGAGCAACCTTAATGAATTTAAAAACGCTAAATAATAGATATTAAAGGAAACAACTATGAGTTTCGGTAAATCCAGCGGTAGTAGCGCACCAGTTCTAACGCAAGAACAAAAAGACGCTATTGCGGCACAGACAAAAATGTTAACAGATGTCATTATCCCTACCTATACAGGTGCGGTTGGTGGTGCCAAAGACATCTACAATAAAAATGCAGGCGGTGTTTTAACTGCGGCACAGAACCTAGCAGGCACTGCTGGTAAAGCACAACAGACCTTGGGTGAAACTGGTGAGTCAGCACTACGCACAGGTATTGCAGGACTGCAAAGTTTATTTGATCCTAACTATGAAGCCAATCAAATTAGGGCAGCATTGAATCCTGCACAGACACAGTATGCTCAAAACATAGCACAACAGGCAGCAACATTTGGTGGTAGTGGTAATTTAGGTAGTGCAAGACAAGCACTGGCAGGACAACAGGCTGCAGGCGCTAACGCCGCATTAATGGCTAATATAGCCGCAGACAAACAAGCACAGATTGCGGCACAACGTATGAGTGCAGCCAATAGTTTAGCCAGCATGGGCGCAGGTAATATTGGACAAGCACTGGGTGCGGCTGGACAACAAGTATCAGCGGCAATGACACCACAACAACTTTATAATCAATATGCCAGTGTAATCTTTGGAACACCAGCAGGTAGTTACACTCCAGACTTTAGAGGCACTCAAGGACAAAACACTACTGGCTCAACATCTAAAATTGATCTTGGTGGAATGTTTGGCAAGCAGGGAGGTTAAACAATGGCATACATTGATCCATACACAGGACAAGAAGTTTTAACTCTAGAAGAACAGGAAGAAAAACGCAAACGTGAGCGTGAACTTGCCAACACTGCCGTTCAAACTGAAGAACGTAAAGTCTATGCTGATGGCACTCAAGAGATTATTACCAAACAAGAAATAACTCCAGAAGCACAGGGCATAAAAGCACAACCCACAGTATTTGAAAATTTAGGCAATGCTCTAGCAGCCATGCCAGAAAACTTTGTTCGTAATGTTCAACAAGCAGGCCAAAACTTTGCTACCAACTTACAGGCTGCACCAGCAAACTTTGCTGCCAATGTTCAAGGTGCAATTAATCCCAATCAACCTGCAGCCCAGCCAACACCACAGCCTACACCAGCACCAAAATTAAATTTTGATGTCAATGCATACAACTCTAGCATAGCACAACAAGAATCAGGCAATAGAGCAGACATTGGATTCCATGATAGAACAAAGAGTAGTGCATTTGGATTATTCGGTATCACTGCACCAGCGTATGCTGATGCTCGTAGAGCAGATCCCAGTTTACCTGCGGACATTACACAAGCAAATAAAGAACAACAGACTAGAGCACAAAATATTATCACTAATAACAATGCTAGATTCTTACAACAACGTGGCATTGAAACAACTCCCGGTGTTTTATCAGCGGCTCACTTTGCAGGTCCCAGTGGCTTGCACAAGTTCTTAACACAAACTGATGATCAGGGTCGTCCTTATATTAGTCCACAGGCACAGGCTGCCAATGGTGGTTATGACAAGGCTGCCGCAATTATAAATGCTAGACTAAATGGACAGGCAATGCCAGCCAGTGGTGCTACAAGTCGTCCCCCACAGGCACAGCCACAGGAAGGTGTAGCAGTGGCCACTGGACAAGGTGTAGAAGGCACTCAAACCATTATGGGTCCAGTAAGTCCAGAACAAGTGCAACAACAAGCACAAAATGAAATGCAGGCACTGCAACAGTATGCTCAACCTCAGGCTGCCAGTGCTTATAGTTTGGCCACAGGTGCTGGTGCTCCTGGATTACGTGTTCCTGGTATGGCAATGCCTGCACAAACACCACAGATTGATCAAACACAGACAGCAATCGCTCGTTACCAAACAGTGCAAGACAACCCCATGGAGTTGATGAAACTTCACAGTGATGACACACAACCTGCTTACCTTCGCCAACGTGCAGGAGAGCGTGTTGCTGACATGTTAACACAACAACGTAATCTAAAAATTGCTGAAGAAACATTACCCACACTGGGACAAAATGAATTAGCCAAAATTGCCACTAAGAAAAGTGAAGGCAACAGTGTTGGTGACTGGTTACAATATTTGTTATTCAAACATGTTGGATTAAATGATCTAGCAAACCAAAAAGGTGAACAACTAGGCATTGGACATACCTGGCAAAATGCCACAGTCACTGATGAAGAAGGCAATGATCGTGCAGTAGAAATTTTAACCACTGCCAATGGTCGTGTATTGCAGGGTAACTTTGCTGGCAGCAATGAACGATTAAGCCGTAATTTACTGGAACAAGCCAGTGGTGGCATACTGGGTAAAGGTGTGCATGTAAGCAAAGTTGAAACCCGTATTAATCCTAACAGTGGTGAAGTTGTATCAGTGCAAACACTTAGTGATGGAAAACAAAAATTCAAACTTGGTGGTAAACCCTATGCAGGTGACACGGCTGTATTGATTCCAGAAGCACAGTATACTAAACAAGAAGACACTAGAGTAAATGCTGGTTATTCAAACTTGAGTAAACTAACTTCTCAGCCAACACAACAACAAAAGTTTGATGCACTGCGTATGGCAGGTGTTACACCAAAACGTATTGAACAAGAACTGGGATTACAACCTGGAACATTAACTAATCAATTACCCGGTGGACAAGCACAGGCTGCAGGACAGCCAGTGGGTGCAGGCAATGCTACCAATTACATACCACCTAAGACACAGGCTATTGCACAGAATCCTGCAGAAGAACCAGTTCAACGTCCTGGCGAACCTGATAGTGTTTTTAAAGCCCGTTTAAAAACCTGGGAAGGTAAAAACAAACTACAGCAAAAAGATGCTGAAGCATTTGTCAGCAAAGCAACTGATGTTCGTAGCACATTGAATAAGTTCAAAGATGGTATTGATGTCATCAATTCAGGTGTTCACAACCTAGGACCTAACTTTACTCTAAGTGGTGCAGGTCCATTGCCTAGAGTTCAACAGTTCTTTGGTGAACAGTTTGGAACTAATGGTGCAGACAATACAAAACTATTGCGTAGTTTAATTACTCGTGGTGGATTAGAAGGTATTAAGAACTACATGGGTCCAGCAATCAGTAACTTTGACGTTGAGACTTGGATGAAGAATAATCCTATCAGTGAAACCAGCACTCCACAGGCAATCAATGCTTGGCTGACAAAGACACACAATGCTATGCTGGATGCCGCAGAAATGCAACGTAAGAATGCCATTAACATGGGTATGCTTGAGCCAGGCTTTACATTGGGTAGCAAGATTGGTGAGCCTGGTGCTGCCAATGCAAATTCTGGAACTACCAGCAGTGGAAACAAATATAAAAAGGTTCAATAATGGCCTTTATATATGAAATCAATGGACAACGAGTTGAGTTTGAAACTGAACCCACAGCCGCAGATATTGATGAAGCCGCACGTAGTCTAGGATCTGCACCACAAACACAACAAGGCTCAATGCCTAACCTAGCACCACAGGCTGTCAGTGCTGTTGCCAATACTGTGCAACAAATGGCTGCTCAGGCTCCTGAAGCCATGAATGCTGTGCGAGCAGGTGCTCAAACAGTGGCTAACATGCCAGTTCAACAAGCAGTTAGAGGTGCAATAGATGTAGGCTCAATGATGGCTGGACATCCTCCTTATGCAAGTATGTTTAAAATGGCTACTGATACAGCCACAGGAACTCCAGTTAAAGAAGTTATTGGTAATACTGTAAATGCTGTGCGTCAAGGTGCTGGTGCTCTGGGCGCAGGTGCTAGAGGTTTAGGTTCAGCATTATTAACAGGCGCACTTGCTCCTGAAAGTGCTTTAATGATGCCCTATCAAATGGCAGCCTATGAACAAGACAAAATTCGTGCTAACCCAAATGCCGCAGGCCTGGAATTCAATCCATATGCACAGGTTCAACGTGGCGAGTATGCTACACAAAGACAGGCTGGCGCAGCCAATCAAAGATCAGCAGTGAGAAATCAACGCTATGGTGGATTAACTGCCGAAGAGCAGGCAATTCTTGACAAGGACAGATTAAATATGCAGATGCGTGTTCAAGCCGCTAAAAGAGTATTAGGACAACAATGACAACAGCAGAACAATTAACACTGGTCTTTAAAAATAACTTTATAGTTTATTTTAGAAGCCATGCCGCACATGTAAACATTACAGGCCGCAATTTTAGAAGTGATCACAAATTACTACAGGGTGTCTATGAACGTAGACAAGCAGAGATAGATAAGATTGGTGAGATACTACGCACTATGCAGGAATACATGCCCTGCGATATCAATGATGTTGTCTTTGATAGCACTATACCCACTGACGCCATAGAAGGCACAGCAGATGAATTACTGGAAACTGTGATGATGGATCTGGAACATTTGTTAAGTGACTACAAAGAACTAATCACCATAGCCAGTGAAGAAGACTTGGAAGAAGTCAGTAACTACGCACAGGATCAAGCACTAGATCTAGAAAAATCTATTTGGATGATCCGTAGCACATTGGAATAAGTTAAGCCACCAGGAACACTATCAAGAACCAGATGATTTTGTGGCTTTCTAGTCTGGGCATCAAGGAATTGGCAGGCCGGTTTGTTCAGTGTTCAATTTTTTATACGCATAACTACCACGCACATCATAACCATTTCTAGCGTGTAGTTTTAGAAACGCAGTTTGATCATTACGCATGGTAGTGCTACATACAATGGGCACACCAATAATCTTAGCCCAGCCCTCCCACAAATTAATCATATCCTGAATTAAATATATTCTATCTCTGGCACTGAGACTTAAATCCAAGTGAGCCATACGCACTGAAATCATCTCCATGTCGCTCCAAGCGGTATAGTCACCACTTTTAGCCCAGGTATAAGCTACCATCATGCCTGAACTATTCTCTGCAACGTTTAATAACTCGGCACGTGGATTATAATATTGATTGACCACAGCAAAAGTAATGTGTCTACTATAAACTATTGGTTCTGGTGTAAAGATTGTGTCTATCTCTGTTTGAAAATGTTGCTCTGCCATGGCAACTATTTTAGGTATGTCCTCGGCCACTGCGGTTCTCCAACTATACTTGTTCATGTCTATTCCTAGGTAAATGTATATTTAACCATGCTAAATAATATTATGACAAATAGCATAGAATCCCAACCAGAAAAGAAGCCCGGTAAATGGGGCGGCGCCAGAGCCAACGCAGGACGCAAGCCCGGCAGCAAAAACCATATCAGCGTGGAAGACTTATTAGCCAGTTTAACTGCCAGAAGCGGTGGACAACGTTATGAGGATTTACTTGTAGATGACTTCTTAACTGCCAGAAATGAAGGCAACAGAGAAACTGTGATTAAGTATCACAATTTAATCTTGAACAAAGTAATGAATACACTAGCCAAGATAGAAGTAGAAGACAGCGCAGACGCTGTTGCAGCCAAGCAGGCAGCCTTTGCTGAAGCACTGCGTAAGTTTACCGGTGTTACAGTAGACGAGCAAGAGCCAGACTAAAGAAAGCATAAATAACACTATGCCGTTAAAAAAATCAACCAGTAAAAAAGCATTCACAGAGAATGTCAAAACAGAAATCGCTGCAGGCAAGCCTCAAAAGCAAGCCCTGGCAATCGCGTATTCAACTAAGCGAGCAGCGGCAATGAAGTCAGCAAAGACAAAAGGAAAAACAAAATGAAGCATAACAGCAAAACACAAAGCGATATGAATCTAGATTTTAACGGCATGGCAGGCAATGGCGTTAATCGTGGAGCCATTAAATCATACTGCGGTAATCAATACAGTGGTATGCAAAACCCCAACAAACTAATCACTGGCAAACGTGGTCCCACAGTGGGCAACAAAAGTGATGACGACAGCACATATCCAGATGCCGCAGTAGTTCCAAAACTACCAGCACAGGGATCAGTTCGTGACAACATCAACCGTGGTGCACAAGTTCGTGAATCAGGTGGTGGTCGCTTCCCTGGCACTAGAACATGGATGCCCAGCGAAGGTCAAAACTACAAGGGCAACGCAGACAAAATTAACATGGGTCGTGGCCCAACAAAAGGAAACCAACTATGAGAATCTCTACATCTAACCCACAAGCAGCGGCTATTAACCAAAAGCGTGGACCAACAACTGGTAACCAAGACATGGGTGGCAAGCGTGATACATTCATGAAAGAAAAAGCCAGTTCAGGCAATGAGCGCAGTGCTCTTGCTAACATGGTAACTGATGCTGTGGCCGCACGTGGTCGTGGCATGCAAAGTTTCCGTGATCCAGCAGTTGAAGGCCTAAGTGCTGACACAAACGTTGGACCAAAGAAGAACTCCACAGCCAATGGCGCAAAGTTGCCCAGCAAATATAAATCACCTAAAAAATAAGGATCAACGATGGCTACCATTCCAAAAAGTAAGACTACAACACAACCCAGGGTGGTGGCTAAGGCACCTGCATCTAAGATTAGTCCATTGCAAACACCAATATCTAGTCCAGATATTTTGCCACCAATGATGCCTGCATTGAGAACACCTGCTAGACCTATAGTAGCACCTAAGCCTATAGCCGGTGCGGCTCCTAGAGCGGCTACACCAGGTTCAAAAATAAATCCTGCAAATTACATAGACGAGAAAATAGGAGCATTTACTCCGGCCCCAACACCTGTAAAAACAATTCAACGCACACCTACTCAAAGAGCAGTGGCACCAGGTGCAAAAGTAGATCCTTTAATACAGGATCAAAATACAAAAAGACAATTTGCAATTAATAATCCTGGACAAAGAACTCCGTTTGGTCCCGGTGAAATATTTGATGACTTTGGAACAGACTTATATGATCCTGGATTTGATGTTCGCACGTATGGTATGGGCACTCCGGAATTGTATAAAGAATACATGACTCAGCGCCAGAAAAATCCTTATGGCATGCAGGGATTAGAAGAATTTTATAAGTCTAGACAACCGCAGGCTCAACCTCAACCGCAGCCTATGCCTAATCCTATAGATCAGCCTTTCCCCATGCCTTTCCCCATGCCTATTATAGAACCTGGCATGCCTGGTGGTCCTGGTGGATTCTTTCCAGGTGGAACATTTCCTGGTCCAGGATTCAATCCATACGATCAACCCGGTGGTCCAACCCCTAGGTTTCCTGGTGAATTTAACATAAACGATCAAGGACTATTCGGTGTTGGCCAACAAGGTCAGGGACAAATACCTGATGATCCTTACATGAGAGCTATGAATAGAAAAGATCCAGTTACTGGCAATACTTTATTCGGTGGCCAACAAGGTTCTGGCATACAAATTAGCGATAACGCATATCTACCAGGCAGAGATTATCAAGTAGGTGGTCCCAATGATCCTGAAGTAATGGCTAGAAATACGGGCATAGTGCAAGATCCATATTTGGGTGGCCAACAAAATTCATTTAACCCTAATCCTAATCCAGGACAACAGGCTCCTTTAAATTTAAGTAGCACAATGGGTGGCCAACAAGCCATGCAACAAGCACCACAAAACATGGCACAGATGGGTGCCAGCACAGGCGGCAAGAGTGCAGGACGTGGCGGCATGAACACCAGTTTTGGTGGCGGCAAAAGCAGATAACACTGTTTAAAATATAAATAGAAATATGAGATATTAATCTCATCAAGTAGCAAGGTAAATGGGGAAACAATAGTTTCCCTGTTTATATTAAGGAATAGAAATGACTAAGAAAACAACGACACCCACAGATGTCAAAAGCCCCTGGGACGATGCAGAAGCAACACCCCAAGAAATAATTGAAGTAGCCACTTCAATTGCTGGACTTAAACCAGAACAACCCAAATCAACAAGCAACGCTGAATATGACATGGACGGTCTAATGACCGACTTTCCCACGGCCAAAGAACTTGAGAGATTTGTATTTGATGAAACGGGGATTGTCCTAAACTTAAAAGGGCGTGCCAACAAATTAAAATATCAAACTGCCATGGACGCATTAAATGGTGTTGAGATAGACGCTAAATTTATTGGTGACAATAATCCTTACATAGATAAAACAGACATGGTGCCAGTAGAGCCCATGCCACCTATACCAGCACGTGATCAAGATCTACCACCTGAAAGTGAATTACAAAATTACTTCTTCAGTCCTTTTGTTCCTCATCCAGATCCAGAATATAGAGCAGTGGGTAAAAAATGTCATTGCACATTCCGCAAGTATAACAACGGCACTATCAGTTATGAAATCAATGGTCCCTGGGAACAAAAAGAAACAGGCACTAAGATTGACAAATATGGCCGTGAGCGTCCTGAAGTAATTAAATGGATTGGTGCAGCCACCGGAGAACAAATGGTTCAACGTGAAGATGGCACACTGACACCAGTGGGACGTAGACTACGCACCATGATGCAGAGTATGCGTATCAATGCTGGCAACATCTGGGATACATTTGTTGACAGAGACTTTGGACAATTTAACAGTGAAGCCATTGTTGATCCTTGGGGCACTGACATCAGGAACTAAAATGACAGACTCAACAATAAGAGATGGCCACATCTACCAAGCACAACAAGAGCGTCAGTATCGTGACACATTGATATTGCAAAAAGTCAATAAAGCACACAGGGAAGCATTTAAACAACGTTTCCCTGGACAGATAGAACACATACTGCGTTTAACTGCTGAACGTTTGCAGTCTATGCTAACAGCCAAACCTGATAATCTTGCTGACCCTGCTACCTGGGTTAGCACAGCCGCAGAGATACGTGATCTCAGTGAAGCATTGTATTATCTAGCATACATTAACAAACAACATCCTGTGCTGGGAGAACATAATGTTCAACCTGACGCATGATGAAAGTTCAGCCATAGATGTAGGTGGTGTTTGGACTGGTCCCGACGAATTTGAACTTCACTTTAGATTCAATCAAGATGACGAAGGTGATGTTCAAATACATTTAATTTTAACTGAAGAAGAACTTGAAATGTTTGCTGGATATCTACAAAGTAGACTGGCCATTAAACGACTGGGCAAAATGTAATGCTGGGCAATGAAGTATTAATGGCTCGTGCGTTGAAATGGGCAGTGGACAAATATGAACTGCCCTTGGATGCACTGGCCAATTTAAATGGTGACTTAAAAACACAACTCATGGATCTCAGTGTCACAGTTGCTGATGACATGAAGTTTAATCAGTTAAAGTATTTTCGTCCATTTGAACATCAACGGAAATTCTTCCAAACTGGCAAACATGAACGCAGAGGCATACTGGCAGCCAATCGTATTGGTAAAACAGTAAGCACTTGTTATGAAACTGCCATGCACCTAACTGGTTTATATCCAGAATGGTGGGAGGGTCATAGATTTACCACACCAATCACTTGTATGGTAGCCGGCGAGGGCTGGAGTCAGGTAGCCCTGGTATTACAAAACGAATTATTAGGAACACAGGATGTTAAAATTACAGAAAATCTTGGCACAGGTGCTATACCTCGTAGTTGCATTGTCGCTGACACTATGCGTAATGATGGTGCTAACAATATTGGCTGTGAAATTAAACATGTTAGTGGTGGCAATAGTTATTTGTTGTTTGCTAACTATACTCAGGAAGTTCGTCAATTACAGGGTTTCAAACTTAATCTCGCAGTCTTTGACGAACAACCACCAGATGATTTCTTCAGTGAGATCGTTACTAGAACAGCAACTACGCAGGGAAAGATTCTCTGTTCGTTTACTCCACTCAAAGGACTCAACGGACTAGTAAGTAAATTTTGGAACAAAGAAGAAGGCTATAATTACATTCGTGTAGCCTGGGACGATGTGCCTGAAATGGATCCCTGGGGCTTACCATTCTTGTTAATGGAAACAAGACGACAACTGGAACGGGATTACTTGCCACATGAGCGTGAAGCACGTATTGCAGGCAAACCAGTTATGGGTAAAGGAGCAGTATTCCAAATTGCTAACTGGCCCACATACAAAACAGGTGACATTGACTTCTTACGTATGAGTCGTATACAGCGTGTTATTGCCCTAGACCTTGGATTAGTCAATGACAAAACAGTTATATCACTAATGTATTGGGAACCCCATGAAAGAATTGCTTACTTACATAGACAAATTGTTGTGCAGGGCATTGAAGAAGCTGTGCCCACACAGTATATCAATCATTTACTTCGTCCTGAAGTGTTTGGTTGTCCTATTGTTCTTCCTGCTGACGCAAGCACTGCTGGCAGATACACCATGAGTGCTAACAGCATACGTGAATTATTTGAACAGTATCAACTCAATGTCTATGATAAAGCCATAATGAATCCACCTGATCCACAGGGCAGAACAACCAACCACAAAGCCTATGGCATAAACCAAATGCGACAAATGTTGGAAGTAGGATCATTGATGGTCAATGAAAATTGCACACAATTCTTGAGTGAAGCAACTAACTATTATGTAGATGAACGAGGTAGATTCAGTGACCCAGATGATTGTATTGATAGTGCTCGCTACGCTTTGCTGGCTTGCCTTCAAGG